AGCCCAAATCCTAACAGACACGGCAAGACTTATAATTCACAAGGATAAACAATTCAAATATAAAAAAATCTACATTGACGACGGCGGAATGGGAATGGGGGTTTATGATATTGTGCATGAGGACAGGCAGACAAAAAACAAAATAGTAGGGATAAACAACGCAAAACGCTCCATAGATGCAGAAAAAGGCGGAAATCCTAGAAAAAAAGCCCTATTAAAAGAAGATTTATACAATAATCTAAAGAATTTGATGGAAAACGGGAAAGTGAGACTTAAAGACAATCCCGCCACAAAACAGAGTTTGAGAAGCATACAATACGAAAACACCGACGGCTACCTTAAAATTTACGGAAATTATAGCCATATTGTTGAAGCATTGATTAGAGCGGCTTGGTGCACCAAAGACAAAAGTTTAAATATAATGGCTTTCTGTTAAAAACATGGCAAGAAGACAAGAATGGTATACAGAAAATGATGATGAAAACTCTATCATAGATGGCGCGGCAAATACAAAATATGCATTAGCCCAGACATTCACATTAGGAACAACTGGAAATAACTTAACATTTAATATTTCTCAAATAAAAATTAAAGGAAAAAGATTAGATGATTGTGGAGATATAACAATACAAATACAGGGAGTTCAACCAGACGGAATACCAGACGGGACAACAATAAGCACAGGAATACTAACACAATCTGAAATATTAACTACGGACTCATGGATAACTGTGACAATGACTTCGGTAGCATTACAAGCAGGGCAACAATATTCTTTAGTAGTAGACCCAGCAATACATACTGCAGCAGATTATTTTTCATGGCGAACGGACGGCTCAACGCCAGCATACACAGGGGGGCAACAAGTAATAGCAACAGGAGATGGGCAGACATCATGGACATTAGGCTCAAGAGACATGATGTTTCAAATAGAGGGCGGAAGTTATGACGGAACTTTATGCACCCTAGCAGACGCAGTAAATAAGGCGGGAGCATTAGCAAGCACAGCAAGCACAGAAGAAATTTTAGTAAGTCAATATGTTAAAGAAGCAGAGGGAATTGTTTGCGCAGTTACTCGTTTTAATTGGCTAACAAGTTATTTAACATACAGCGACGATGTTAAATATATTTTAAACCAAGTAGTGAGCGACTTAGCAGCAATCTCAATTATTACTTATGACCCTAGCGGATATACCGATATAGTGGAAGCGGAAACAATGATTAATGTTTATAGGGAAAGTGTAGCGAGAGGATTGAGTTTGTTAAGAAACCAAGATGTAAAGAAATTTATAGAGGACGCTTAAGATGGAACATGATTTTAAAAACTACCCCGAACTAACAGACAACCAAATGAGAACTTTTTATTTTGATAGTCCACACAAACAAATCACAGAAGATTTTGAAGCACAAGTTGTTAAAGTTACCGACGGAGATACAATAAGAGTTACATGCGACTTTAGAGATTTTAATTTCCCTATTAGATTTTTACATATAAACGCTCCCGAAATTACAAAAGGAAAAAATGAATTTGGCGGACACGAAAGCCAACAATGGCTAGAAAATTTAATCTTAAATAAGACCGTTCAAATTTTGATAGACAAAAACAACAGAGTAGAGAAATGGGGAAGATTGTTAGGGGAAGTTTTATTTGATGGATTAAACATTAACGAATTAAGTTTGGCAAACGGATTTTCAATTAAATTTGAGGATATGCCTAATGAGCAATTTAAGGCAGTTGACGAAACTCAACTCTATTAACGGAACTAAAACCGAAAAGAATAAAAGACTAACTGATGTAGAAACACCGCAGACAGATAGAGACGCAGTAAATAAAAAATGGGTTGTCGATAACTATACACATTTATAATGGGAGACATGAAAATTGACAGCATGATAGCATCGGCGAACGATGCAACTACGGGCGAGTATACTATTGCAACTGCTCAAACAGATGGACCTACTAACCAAAAAGAAACTACTTATCAAAATGGAGACTGGTCTCAACAACTCGGTTATTACTTCGGAAGCACAGACATACAAGAAGTCATAAATGCCCGTGCTCGTTGGACGGTTGGGAAAGGTTTTACTGCTGATGAAATTACAACAATGCTTTTAGATACCATTAAGGGAATTGGGAAAGACACATTTAACACAATTTTGGAAAATATGGTTAGAACTTACCAAATAGGCGGAGACGCTTACGCGGAAATCATTAGAGATGACGAGGGGAATTTAATAAATCTTAAACCAATAGATAGCGGAACAATGAAACACGTGGCAAATAGGCAGGGTCTAATTATTAGATTTGAACAAATGAGTAAAACTGAAAATCCATCAAAGAAATTTAAAGTAGAAGATATATTTTATTTACCTAGAAACAGGGTCGCTGACGAAATACATGGGCGAGGAATGATTGACGTTGTAATAAATCTTATTTTAGCAAAGGAAGAAGCAATCGCAGATTATAGAAAAGTAATGCACAGGTTTGTAGTCCCTCAATGGAAATTCAAACTTAAAACAGATGACCCCACAGAAATCGCAGCATACAAGGCGAAACAAGATGCGGCAACATCAGCAGGACAGAATATTTATGAGCCCTTTGATGTTTCTGAAAGTGAATTATTATCTGTCGCTCCGAACGCAACATTAAACCCTTTAACGTGGATACAATATTTAGAGGGAGCATTTTACAAGGCGGCAGGTGTGCCTCAATTTATCGTCGGTGGTGGAACAGGTTTTACAGAGGCATCAGAGAAAATCGCTTATTTGGCATGGCAACAAACAATAGAGGAAGAACAACTATTTATAGAAGAACAAGTTTTAAGTCAATTAAATTTGGTAATCAATTTAGAATTTCCAGCGTCGCTAGAGAATGAAATGTTATCAGATAATAAAAAAGATGGAGCAGAGAATATTGACCAATCAGAACTAAACCCCCAAAGTGATAATACATAATGGAAGAAATAATAAGCATGATTGGAACAACAGGTTTTCCGATAGCAGTATGCGTTTATCTTTTGATGGAAAGGAGTAAGACCACAAAAGAACTAATAAAAGCTATCCAAGACCTAGGACTAATCATTAAAACAAAAATCAAATAATGGCATCAAAAGCATATACAAAAGAGGCAGTGAAAAAGAAAAGGAAAGATTGGGAGAAATATAATAAAGGTAAAGAGAAAGAGACTACTCCAAAACAAAAAGAAAATATTGAAAAGAGAGAAATGAAAAAACCTATAAAAGAAACTCCTAAAACAATAGAACTTAACAAACCATCCCCCATAGAACTCAACAAACCTAAAGAGCCTTTTAGTTATAAAAAGGCAGCGGGGGCAGCAGCTATTGGAGCAGGGGCAGGGTTAGCAATCGGCGCCGCTATACCGGTTGGAGCAGCAGCAATGGCGGGAGGAGCAGTTATTAAAGTAACGCCAGCAGTAATGAAATCTGTAAGAGTGAGATTAGCATTTGCCAAACTAGCGAAGAAAGCAACAACAAAAATCCCCGCAGTAAAAACCGCAGTAATAAAAGGCGGACAATATGCAACAAATACAAAGACATCTTCACTAACGAAAAAATTATTAATAGGCGCAGGTTTTTCATTAGCGGGAGCATCTATCGCAAAAGACCTAATTGGAACATATCCATTTGCATCTTTCGGAAAAGAAGAAACTTTACAATCTATAAGTTTTACAATGACACAGGCAATAAATGCGGGGCTTTATGAAGAAGCACAGGGAATTTTGGATGCAAGTAATGAAATAGTTAACAACACTCCAACACTAACGGAAAAGATACCTTATGCAAATGTGCAAAAAGAATTTACAAGATATGCAGAACAGCAGTCTAAAAATAATATAGTATGGCAAGAAATTATTAATAAGAAAATAGGAGAAGCTACGGGAGAAAATGAAACTGAATTCGCGAAACAACAAAGAGAAAATTCCGAAGCAGCAAAACAAAGAGAAATAGAGGGAATGAAATGGAAGTCACAATATTACGCACTTATCAGAGAGGGAAAGTTTGAGGAAGCAGAAGAATTATTAAGTTCACGGGAATAACTTTTAGATTTGTTTTTCTCGCTCACTCCGAAAAACACGCTACAGCGCTAAATCTAAATTCAGTAATACTCAATGAACGAAAAAATATTAATGTTAGCGCAGGGAGTTTATGAAGATGAAATTAATTTAAAGCATGAGATTTATTTAAGATTTTATTTGAATTGTTACTCCACTCAATTAATCGCAGGCATGATTATAGAAAGTTTTATAAAGAGCGGTTGGTTGGTATTCTAATGGTAGAAGAAAGTGAAGAAGTTGTTGAAGAAGTTATTGAGGAAAAAGTTAAGAAGCCAACAGCTAAAGAAATGAAAGAAGAAAATGATGCTTTAGAAATCGAACTAGAAAGGACAGATGCTTTAAACGCAAGGCGTGCATTAGGCGGTCAATCCGAAGCTGGACAAGCCCCAGTAAAACCAACAGCCCCAACAGATGAAGAAATAGCAGAGAAGTTTGATAAGGGAGAAGTGGATATTTTAAAATGAAAGAATTATTAAAAAAAGAAATTAAGATAAGTGAAAATGCAATTAAGGAGTTAGGAATTACGAGAGACAAATGTATAAAAGGAATTGAATTACAAAAATTAGTTTTAAATGCAATTAAGGAAGAATTGAAATGCATCTCTACTTCGTAACCCGTGGCTCTAAAAGATTAACTCGAAGATTTATTGAAGAA